GGTGCGCAGAGGCGCGAGTTTTCGCTACATACCAGAATTTCTGAGAACAGGTTGTAGTACCAATGGCCAAAGCAGAGGGGCAGAAAAAAGAGCCTCACTGGCTCAACCGAACGCAGATGGCAAAGAGCCTTGGCATTTCCGGCTCAGCCTTTGATCGGTGGGACGTTCAGCCGGTTGCCCGCATTGGCCGTGAGAAGTATTTCGACGTTCGCGCCGTGCTTGATAACCGACTGCGCCATCAGGCCGAGTCATTACAACCTGACCATGGCGAGCAGGAAGAAGGCTCGATGGAGTTTGAGCGCTTGCGGTTGACCCGAGCCCAGGCCGAAGGTCAGGAAATCAAAAACGAAATGGCGAAAGGAAAGACCGCGCCGGTTGAGATAATCACGCTGGTGCTTTCAAGGATCGCGGGCGAGGCTTCCGGCGAACTGGACAGCCTCCCGCTGAACATCAAGCGCCGACACCCCGAGCTGCCCAACCAGGTGGTTGAATCGATCAAGCGCCATTCGGTCAAAGCACAGAACGCCATTGCCAGAACCGGCGAATCATTGGATCAGACCCTGAATGACTATCTCACTGAACTCGACGCAGCTTGAGAATCTTCAGAGGGCGGTTCGCGCTGGCCTGAAAGCATTTGAAAGACCCGAGCCAATGACGTTGGTTGAGTGGTCAGATGAAAACTTCTACCTGTCGTCAGAATCCAGCTACATCGAGGGCCGGTGGAAGACGCTGCCTTTCCAGATAGCGATGATGAACGCCATCGGACACGACGACATTGTTTACGTGAACATCATCAAGTCGGCCCGGGTTGGTTATTCGCAGATGCTTCGGGCGGCACTGGGTTACTTCACCGAACACAAAGCGCGGAACCTGCTGATCTTCCAGGCAACGGACGGCGCCGCTCAGAACTTCATGAAGACCAGCGTCGAGACAATGATTCGAGACGTGCCGGTGGTCAAAGGTCTGGCGCCCTGGTACGGAAAGAAGCACCGGGACAACACGCTTTTCTCCAAGCGGTTCACCAACGGCAAGATGCTGTTTTGTGTTGGCGGCGAGGCTGCCAAAAACTACCGCGAGAAGTCCGTTGATGGCGTGATGTATGACGAGCTGGCGGCATTCAAGCCAGACGTTGAAAAAGAGGGCTCTCCAACATTCCTCGGTGACAAGCGGATTGAGGGCTCGGTTTTCCCGAAGTCGGTTCGCGGCTCAACGCCAAAGGTTCTGGACACTTGCCAGATCACCAAGGCGGCATCAGAGGCCGAATTCAGCTTCAAGGCTTATCTGCCGTGCCCGCATTGTCAGGAAGAGCAGGTTCTGAAGTGGGGCGGAAAAGAAGCGCACTTTGGTTTCAAGTGGCAGGAGAATGACCCGAAAACGGTCATGTACCTCTGCGAACACTGTGGAACGCTGTGCAGCCAGGGCGACATTCAGGCCCAGCACGAAAAGATTGTTTGGCGCTGCGACGTTTCAGGTGTCTGGACAAAGGACGGCGCTGAATACTTTGACGGTGACGGCTCACGCCGGGAAGCCCCGGAATCGGTGGCCTTTCATATCTGGACCGCTTACAGCCCGTTCACCACCTGGCGCCGGATTGTCACCGACTTTCTGAAAGCCAAGGGCGACCCCATCAAGCTGAAGACGTTTATCAACACAACGCTTGGCGAGGCATGGGACGACACCGAAGGCGAGAAGATTGAGCCGGACAACCTGTTTGCAAGGCGCGAACACTATCAGGCGCAGGTGGCCGTTGATTCGTGCGTGTTGACCGCTGCAGTGGATACGCAGGACGACCGGCTTGAGCTTGATGTGGTGGCCTGGGTCAACGGTGAGGAATCATACCGGGTGGCCTACAAACGACTGTACGGCGACCTGTCCCGCACGGAAATCTGGAACCTGCTTCATAAAGAACTGACGAAGCAGTACGCCAGCCCGAGCGGAGCGCTTCATAATATCAAGCTCACCATGCTGGACTCGGGCGGCCACTTCACTGACGAGGTTTACAAGTTCAGCAAGAAGTACGGGCCGCGCCAGTTCATCCCGATCAAAGGCCATTCCATCGCAGGCAAGCCGGTTGTCGCGTTTCCCCGGAAGCGGAACGACAAGGGCGTCTACCTGACGATGATCGGCACGGATACCGCGAAAGAAATCATCACCAGTCGATTCCGAATCATGAACCCCGGCGAGGGTTACATGCACTGGCCGGTGTCTGATGAATTCGATGAAACCTATTTCCAGCAGATCACCAACGAACGCCGGAAGGTGGTCTATCGCAAGGGCCGGAAGCAGATCGAATGGGATGCCGGTTCACGCCGGCAAGAACCTTTCGACACTGCGGTTTATAACCTGGCCGCGATCCGTCTACTTCAGCAACACTTCGGCGTGAATCTGGCTCGTTACCGGAAAGAAGGCGATGAGAGCGGTGACGCGCCACCAAAGAAGAAACGCAAAACCGGCAAAGTTCACACCCCTACAGGAGGATGGTTATGAGTGAAGCAAGCACCCTGCTGCCGCTCTACGTCGAAGCAGAGATAAGAATCCTCAAGGGCCAGAGCTATGAATTCGCCGGTCGGACCTGGACCGGTGCCGACTTGTCCGAGATCCGCAAAGAGCGCGAGCGCCTTGAGCGCCGGGTTTTCCTTGAGCAGCGCCGAGCGAAGGGCCGGAGAACTCACTCACTGGCGACCTTCTCATGAATGTAATTGATTCAATCCTGAAGCCCATTTCGCCGAGTTGGGCACTGAAGCGGGCAAAGTCCCGGCAGATGCTGGCTTTCTATGAGGCCGCCAGACCGTCACGCACCCGGCGCAACCCGAAAGACAACCGCTCGGGCAACACGCTGACCGATGGCGTGAACGAGACATTGCGCGGGCAGGCTCGACACCTTGAGCAGAACCACGACCTTGCCCGAGGCATTCTGACCTGCCTGGTCAACAACGTGGTTGGAGCCAAAGGCATCGGCGTGGAGTTCGCGCCAAAGAACGCAGACGGCACTGTGAACAAGGTTCTGGCCGACGAGCTTTCGTGGTACTTCATGGAATGGTCCCGACACCCGGAAACCTCTGGCGAATACAACTGGGCCAAAACTCAGCGCATGATGGCCCGGGCCTGGTTCCGTGATGGCGAAGTTCTTTCAAAATCTCTGATCGGCAACATTCCGCTGCTTCGTCACAACACAATGGTCCCGTATTCGCTGGAATTGCTGGAAGCGGATCACATTGCCGACTTTGATTCGCCAGGGCGCCGCATCATTCAGGGCGTCGAGCGTAACGAGTGGGGCCAGCCTCTGTTCGTTTACCTCTATGACCAGCACCCGGGCGACGTGTTTGGCTTCAAGATGAATTATCGCCGCACCGCTGCCGAGAATGTGGATCATCTGAAGATGACCGATCGCATCCGACAGAACCGGGGCGTTTCGATCTTCGCAGCGGTCATGAACCGCCTGAACGACCTGAAGGATTATGAGGAAGCCGAGCGCGTAGCAGCCCGCATCAGTGCGGCCATGGCTGCCTATGTAAAGAAAGGCACCCCGGATATGTACCAGAGCGATGCCGACGAGGACGAAGAAGACCGCACCTTTGAGTTTTCCCCGGGCGCCGTGTTCGACAACCTGGCACCCGGCGAGGACGTTGGCACCCTGCAAAGCAATCGGCCATCGGCGCTACTTCAGCCTTTCCGCGATTCCATGCTGAAGGCTATCGCCAGCGGCTCAAGCTCTGGCTATTCGACCATCAGTAAGAACTATGACGGCACCTATTCCGCGCAACGCCAGGAGCTTGTCGAGCAGTGGGTGAACTATGCCGCCCTGTCCGATGAGTTCATCAGCGGCTTTGTCGCGCCCGTGGTACGCCGGTTTATCCGCATGGCTGTCATGAGTGGCGCCGTCAAGGTTCCGGCCTCTGTGGATCGGGACACGTTGTTTGATGTGGATTACCTGACACCGGCCATGCCGTGGATTGATCCGGCGAAAGAGGCCAAGGGTCACGCCGAGAATCTGCGCCTGCACATCACCAGCCCGCAGAAGATCATTCGCAGCCGGGGCGACAACCCGGACGAAGTGCTTGACCAGATTGAGCAGTGGGAAAAGAAGCTGCGAGAACGAGAAATCACAATCGAAACCGAGCCCGCCAATGAGCGGGATTTTTCGTCACAGGAGGGCGATAACAATGCCTAAGCGACAAAGCTGGTATGAAATGAAAGCGATGGGCGGGGGCGCTGCCGAAATCCTGCTTTATGACGAAATCGGAACCTATGGGATTTCTGCCAAGGATTTTGCCAATGACCTTGCCGACTTCGGAGAGTTGCGCCAGATCAATCTGCGCATCAATTCCCCGGGCGGCTCTGTCTTTGACGGCAACGCCATTTTCAATCAACTCAAGCAGCACCCGGCGCGAGTCGTGGCAACCATTGACGGCCTGGCCGCTTCGATGGCGTCCGTCATTGCCATGGCTGCCGATCATATCGTCATGCCTGAAAACGCGCTGATGATGATTCACAACCCCTGGATGGTGTCGATGGGCGATGCGGTAGAGCTACGCAAGAACGCGGATCTGCTGGACACCATCAAGACAACCCTGCTCGGCGCCTATGGCCGGTCAATGATGACCGAAGAAGAAATCAGCCAAATGATGGACACCGAAACCTGGCTGACCGGCGCTGACGCTGTTGAATTCGGCTTTGCCGACGAGTTGGCGGGAGAGATGGCCATGGCCGCCTGCGCCAAGTTCGACCAGTTGGCTCAGTTCAGCAAGACCCCTGAGCAAATTCAACCCCAATCGTCAGCACCTGCTGGCAAAGCCGAGAAGAAAGAAACCACACCGTCAGCGGTTGCTGACAAACCCCAAAAGCATGAAGAGGAAATCACCATGCCTGAAGCCAAGAAAGCAGCCGATCAGCCGGTTGACCAGAAAGAAATTGAAGCGCGGATTGCGTCTGACTATCAGGCGAAGCAAAAAGCCCGCGCCTCTGACATCAATGCAGTTTTCGAGGGCTTTGAAAAGCACATCGAACTGCGCAACCAGTGCATCGGTGACGTTGAATGTGGCGTCGAAGATGCCCGCGCCAAGTTGCTCGCAGAGCTTGGCAAAGATCAGAAGCCGACCGGTTCCGTGTTCGTCGGTGACGAAGGCAACCAGGCCAAGGTTAACGCTATGGCTGATGTTGTTGCTATGCGTGCCGGCTTCAAGACCCAGAAAGAAGTGGGTGAGAACGCCTATCGCGGCAAGACCCTTCTGGGCCTCGCTGAAGCCTGCCTGGACGCTCGCGGCAAGTCCGTTGCTGGCATGAGCAAGATGGACATTGTTGCCTCTGCCTTCACGCACAGTTCCGGCGATTTCAGCAAGCTACTGGCAAACACCGCCAACAAGGCCATGCTGATGGGCGCCGAAGAAGCCGAAGAAACCTTCCAGCAGTGGACCCGCTCGGGCCAGTTGGGAGACTTCAAGGTTTCCTCGCGTGTTGACCTGAACGCCTTCCCGACACTGGGCAAGGTTCAGGAAGGCGCTGAATATAAGTACGCGACCATGGGCGACCGGGCTGAATCAATCCAGCTTGCCACCTACGGCTCGCTGTTCAGCATCACTCGTCAGGCCATCATCAACGATGACCTGGACGCCTTCACGCGGATTCCGAACCGCATGGGCCGCGCTGCACTGCGCACTGTCGGCGATCTGGTGTACGCCATCCTAACGGCGAACCCGAACATGAGCGACGGCACCCCGCTGTTCGACAACGCGCACAACAACCTGCAGTCGGCATCTGGCATCACGACCAGCTCTGTTGACGCCATGCGTGTTGCGATGGCCACACAGAAGGACGGCAACGCGAACCTGAACATTCGCATGGCTCATTTGCTGGTGCCGATGGCTCTGGAGGGCGCGGCCAACGTTGTTCGTGAATCTCAGTTTGAGGTTGGCGCAACCGCGAAGAACAACACCGTTCCGAACAGCGTTCGCAACACCTTTGACGTGATCGCGGATTCCCGCCTTGATTCAGTCAGCCCGACCGAATGGTTTGGCGCTGCGAATGGCGGCATTCACGACACCATTGAGGTTGCTTACCTGGACGGCAACTCCATGCCAGTTCTGGAAGAGCAGGACGGATGGAAGGTTGACGGCGTTGAGTTCAAGGTTCGGATGGATGCGGGCGTGAGCGCTCTGGACTTCCGCACCATGGCCAAGAACGGCGCATAACTCACCCGGGGCTTAACGGCCACACTCTTTTTTCAAAGCCTTTGGAGGGCTGAATCATGGCTACAAATTTTGTTCAGGCGGGTGATGTTATTGATTACACCGCAGGTGCCGACATTGCTTCCAGCGACGTTGTGGTTGTTGGGAGCTTGGTTGGCGTGGCACACAACGATATTGCCAACGGCTCTGTCGGCCCGGTTGGAATCAGCGGCGTTTACTCGCTGCCCAAGGTATCTGCTGCGGTTATCGCGGCAGGCGAGACGGTCAACTATGACGTTTCCGCAAGCGCCTTTGACGACAATCTGGCAACGCCAGCAACCGGCGACCTGTCCGGTGGCTGCGTGGCAGTTGAAGCGGCTGGCAACGGCGACACCACCGTGCTGGTAAAAATCAACGTCGGCGCTAATACCGTCGCTTGATGAGGAAGGGGGGCGCAAGTCCCCCTCTCTTTCTATGAGCCATTTTGATGACTTGCTGAACATTGCAGACCCCGGGTTCTTTGAGATCCTTGGCGGTGCCTGTACCTACGACGACACCGCAGGGAGCGTGGTATCAACTCGCGTGGTGATCGAGCGGAACGTGGAAACGGTCAGCATGTATGACACGCAAATGGCCACCCTGAGAAATATCGCCAACCTGCTGAAATCTGAAATACCAGATCCGAAGCGGGGGCACATTATTACCGAAGGCTCCAACGTCTACGTTGTGGACCAGTTGGACAGCGACGACGGCCATGTGGTGAGGGTATTGCTGCAATGACCGACGCAAGAATTGACAGGGCCAGCCTGGGCTCACTGCGAATCCTGCTCAACGGGATTCAGGACCAGGCGCCCAAGATACTGACCCGAAGCCTGAACCGCACCGCTCAGAAAGCGCGGACGGATGGCAGCCGGGAAGTCAGAAAACAGGTAAATCTGAAAGCGGCCTATGTAAAAGATAGGCTGAAGATCCGGAAGGCCAGCTTCCGCAATCTGCAGGCGGGCGTTTCCACCCCGATCCGCGGCTTGCTGCTTTCCCGGTTCTCGACCAACCGTCAGATTTCAGGCGACAGCGTTAGCTGGATCAGGCCGCCACAAGTTCCGGCGCGAGGTATCAAGGTTAAGGTTGACCCGAGCAGCGGCGCCAAGGTTGTCACCGGAGGATCGGACACGAAGGGCAAGCCTTTCTATCTAATCTTGCCCGGGAGCGGACGCGTTGCCATTGCATCCAGGCGCAGAACAACCGGGCCAAAAGGCGGAAAGCTCAAGGTTCTTTATGGGCCATCCCTGTCGCAAGTCTTTGACGACGTGATTGCGGATATTTCCGGCCCCCTTAACGAGTTTCTGTCTGACGAAGTTGATAAAAACATTGATACAGCATTGAGGGGCTTCTGATGCCTGACAGCAT